TATAAACCGCCTTCACACTCACTCCATTATATGCCGCTCCAATAGTAATAGTAAACACTCCACCACCCTCATCGGTAACGCTATAATTATAATACCATTTGCCACCAAATCCAATAGCCACAAGCTTATGTGTTGACGTGCTTCTCGCAGTAATTTTACCACTTGTTACGGTGTAAGTATCCACAATCGTCAGCTCAGTAAAAGCACCATCACCCTGTAAAGAGTAATTGTATTGAGCCAATGCCCCAATAGATGATGCGAGCGATAATTCAGTTATGATTGCATTAAATTGGTAAACACGATAATTATTTTGAGCATCAATCATGTCCAAATAGCAAACAACATCGCTATCTGTGCCGTCAATAAAATCATCAAAAAATGTGACTGGCTGTAAATAAGACTCACTCATCTTAACAAGACCGCTACCTGATACGGTAAAAGACTGACGGCCCTTGATATATTCCCTATAGACAGTATTTGTCTTAGGAGCCAGTTCTATTAAGTCTCTTGAAATGGTTATTGTTGAGTCTTTAGCACAAGCAAAAGGATAGACCCCACCGCTTGAGTTGGTGGCTGCTATCACTAATCCTTCCGCTTTTACTGCATCTGCCATCTATGAATTATATAAATATTGTTCGCTATATGTGTCGTATGTCAATGTCCCAGGTGCGGTGTAGTCAATATTAAATTGTCCACTTGTTACGTTCAATTGAGTGATATTATTGCTCACATCAACTTGGAAAGTATCGCCAGGGTTGATGGTAATATTACCACTTGGTGACAAATTGAAAGTGAAAGCTTGAGGGTTGACCGTAATGGGATAATTCTGTGTTTTTATCGCCGTTCCGTTTTGCAATACCCTAAAAGTAGTCGTAATTGGAGTTGAAGTAGTTGTATTAATATTACCTGCTAAAGATACAACTATTGGCACACTTAATGAAATAGAACCCGTGTAAGTTATCAAATTTCCACCCGTCAAAGTGAAATCCGCAAGGCTCACACTTGTCCAAGGTATATAGACAGGATTGTTATAGGTTCCAGCGGTGGCATCAAGCTCTAAAGACTTGGCTACCAAGCCACCACCATCCTTGTCATCATCCCAAACCTCCAAAAGAGTGGCCGACCAAATACCAGCCGCAAAGTCAATCTCTTTCATGTTCAAAATGGCATAAACCTTGTTTGGGTCATCATCCTCAAAAATGACGGTGTTGATCAAGCCAATTCTATCGTTACCATTGAAAGTGAGACCATAAAAGGTAGCATCTATCTTGTTACGGTTAAATCTATTATTTTCCCAATAGGCGGTCAAATTCTGCCTCCTAAAGCTGAAAGTCTCGGCGGAATAGCGGAATCTATACCAATCTGCATCAGTAATAGTTGTTCCATCACTTTGATAGATAGTGCCTTTGTAGTTCTTAGAGAAGCCATCTTGTATCAACAATGTATTCTCGCTTGTAACCTTAATATCAGCACTTTTTGTAAAAATACTTTTAATACCAACAAAAGGCTGTGCATCTGCACCATTGAATTGTTCAATCATGTTGAATTTCAATGCCTTGAAAAGTGTCCTTTGGGTGCCAGATGCAGGGTATGTATTATAATCACTAATTAAAGCAATTTTTATAGTTCCATTATCTGGTATATTGATACTTTCTACTGAAATGGTAACCCAGTTCAATGGCTCCGGATCACCAGCTGTATTATAGCTTGTTCCGATGAATTCATAGTTACTTGTAAAAGTTGAATTGGTTGACTGCCATGTTCCGTCTTGTTTTAGGAAGAAATTTCCAGCGGCACCTGTCAACATTACCACCATTTGCTTCATAAATCCATCATCAGCAAAATCCAACTCGTATTTTACATCTATTGACAGATTCATTTTCTCACCAGCAAATACGCCAAATGACATACATCTAATGTAGTAGTCATTAACTCCTCCATTTGCCCCTGGAATAGTAACATAGTTATCTATCAAATAACCATAAGAGGTGCTTGTATAATCTTCATTCCTTGCAAAGCTTTGTCCTACTGGTATAGTACCAATGATGTAATCTGAAGTATTAAGATATGTTCTACCATCAGTATATCTTAAATCCCAACTATCTACTTCATATTGCTTTAAAGTTCCTGTGGTAGTAAGCAAAGCACCTCTTGAGAATGTGCCATTAACTATAAGCTCGCTTATCTGATTATAGTCAAATTGTACATTGTCTATCTTAGTCCTTCTCTTAATAAATCTCAACATCTCAGGACTAATAGGCTTTACTTCTTCATTAACGCCTACACTTATATCAAATCTTTTTTGTACAGCAGTTCTTGAGCCTAAGTTGCTTGTAAATCCTCTCAGGTTATCTGTTTTAGGACTATAAAGCTCCTCCAACCTTAAAATGTGCCATGTATCGTTGTACATGAACAAAGTTTGGTTAAATCCTCTATTTAATGCATCAAGAACAGTATAAGCATCTTGATAATCCTTTGCTTCTATCTGAAATGTCTTTGGGTCTATTTTACATTGATCAATGCCTGTGTAAGTAAGACTATCGGTCATTGAATCATGGAACAAATTACTGAAAATGGTATATTTTGTCCATCCTTGAACAGTATTACCAGTAGCATATTGGATAAAATCTAATGGTGTAGTCTTAGCTGTAATCTCAGCACCTCCATTTGATATTGGGAAATTTTGCAGATAACCCAATCCTTCTGTGGCCCTTAACATAATGAGATGGTTGGTATCTTGCCAAACCTCTTGGAACTCGTCTTGTAAAAGATATCCTCTCCAATATCCTACGCTTACATTATTATAAGCAAAGGTGACATAAATATCCGTGTCATCATCTGCAAGAAAATCATCTATGCTAACTCCTGATGCACTTGCCAATATCTCAATCTCAGCCAATTGTGGCCTTAAAGGCTTGAACAAATCCTCGTCACTATTGAACTCCTTTAAAACAAATGGTCTTGGCCCACCTTTTATAATATTTACACTTCCGGTGTAACCATCATACCAGAAACCAACACGACAATCATTGCCATCCAAACTTTTAAAGTCAATCCTATACTTTTCTCCGAATGCCATTAGCCAACGCGATTAATAAGTGTGTTAGTTCTATTCAAAGAGCCTACCAAATCTTGACCTCTAAGCACAAGGTTAACTTGACCACTCAAACCAAATGTTCCACCTCCTACACCAGCAAAGGATGGATTGGCTACGCCAGCACCACCAAATCCTAACACGCTATTGAATGCTCCTATAAATGCACCCAATACACCTTTTGTACCACCAACTGCACCTGGGAATAAAATGCTGCCCAATAAATTAATGATGCCTGTTGCAATAATCTTAGCAACTATTTGGTTTATTGTTTTTAAAACTACTTTACCAAAATCTTCGAAAGCAAATTTTCCAGTTTCTATAAATCCAAGAAACAACTCAGACATTGGGTCTGTGAAATTTTGTTTCATAAATGCAACAGCATTTGTTTGGTCTATAACCCTTTGTATACCTGCTACATTTTCTTCAAATCTTGCTACCCAATCAAATGGGAATGGGTCTTCCATATTAAAACTATCTCTTTGCTGCAAAGCAGAGATAATTCCTTCCATTCCTTTTCTATACTTCTCTTGTTCTATTGTTGCCTTTTTAGCCTCTTCAGCTATTCTTTTGAATGTTTGATCAACATTAAATTCGTTAGCTGCTGATATACTTGCAAACTTTTGCTTTCTAATTCTTTCTAATTCATCTATAATTCCTTGCCAACCTTTTTTATAATCTTCTAATGGTTTTTTTGCCTTTTTTAAAGTCTCAGTAAATCTTTGTGTCTCTCCATCATAATCACTTATTCCTTTAATTAAAGGCTCTAATTGATTTACTAAATCATTGTTAATCTTGTATAAATTTCTTCTTTGCGCAGCATTATTCTCTAATGCTTTTGTGGCTGATTCAAAATTTATTGCTTCTTGGTCTAATCCGGCATTGAATGTTTTTGTAGCATCAAATGTCAGACCTCTTGTTTCATTATATCTTTTTTCTGCTTGTTGCTTTTTTGCTAACAAAGCAGGATATTGTTGCTCTAACGTTATCCTTTCTTCTTCGTTTTTATTAACGATGTTTAATATAGCATTTTCTCTTGCTCTAAGTCTGATATATTCTATCCTCTTAGATATATTTTCGTTAATTAATCTAATGTTTTCTGCTGTTAATTGGTTTTCTTTACCAATACCATTTGCAATTTCTGGAGCAATTTTTTTCAGCGCTATATAGGCATTTTGCCTTTGCCTCATAGGTTGAAGAGAATCATTAATTGTTTTTTGTAACAATTTTATTTTTACTTCTTCTTCAATAGTATTAGCAACTAATCTTGCACTCTCTTTATTTAAGTCTTGTTGTGATTGGGTTAGTTTTGAATTTGAACTAAAAAGAACATTAATAGCATTTGTCAATGAACCATATTTCTGTACGGCAAAAGTTACTGCACTTGTTACTGCACTAAAAGCCAAGAAAAGCCCAGCTGGGCCAGCCAATCCAGAAACTAATTGTTTTATTGCATTTTGTGTTCCTCCTGCTTCTGCTGACAATTGAGCAAAAGATTGTGTAAGAGCAGGAAGGTTATTTTGAATACCTATAAATCCGTATGGCAAATCTTGTACTACAAGACTAAGATTAGTCAATGCAATTCGTGACTTTTTTGAAAAATCATCTATAGACCGTTGGGCTTGACTAAAATCAGCTTGCCCCTCTATTACTAATGCCATCTCCTAATCTTTTAAATATTTCCCTTACTTCATCCTCATTTATTCCTTGCTTCTCATCTCCTGGTAGTTGCCACAAAGCCTCTGGTGTTTTTGGTGCGGTCTTTGGATCACCCATTAACCGCACCATTGTAAACATCAGAACTCTTGTTTGTTTGTAATTATCAACTTTTGCATCCTCAAAACCTTTAGCCATTAGACTGAAGTTTTTTGGACTCATTGAGTAAAAATCATTTGGCATCAAGCCTATTTGCCCGAAGGCAAACGACTCTATTTCCTCCCACGACTGCTCTTTTTTTTTGGCTCTTCTTCTTCACTTTTTTGTTTAATAAAATCATTTGCAGACCACATTTTTATAGCAGCCGTGATTTCATCAAGACTTGATTTATTTAGCATTGACAATTCAACAAAATCTACGAAATCTTCGAATGTCAATTTTAAATCAATGTCTTTTATTAAACAATTATTGTAATAACCGCTATACAAAATATGTGCAATACCTATTTCATTTAGCTCGTTTTTTACAAAACTCTTTCCCTCTTGAAATTTTCCTTCACTCAAATATCTGAATGAAGCCATGCCAAATTTTAGTCCAATAGTTTGGTCTTTGATAGTAATAGTACAGTAATTCATTATTAAGCAGTTATATCAAGGGTTCCGGAAGAAACGATTGATCCAGAAAAATTGATGAATTCAGTAGTAGATTGGTTAAGTGTAAGTGCATTTATGTAGCCACTAAATTGATGGTAGTAAGCTGCACCTGTGCTTGCACCTGTAACAGTTGGATTTTGTACCCTTACGCTAATCAAAGTCTTGTTAACCATTGCGCTCAACAAGTCCTCGTAAGATACTTGAGATACGCTTGGTGAAACTTCGCAAAGTGCATCAAAGTCAATTGTCATTGTAGGCTCACCTACAGATGTAACTGCTCCGCAATTTGTTTGCTCGGTGGTTGAATCAACAGCTGTATTAACTGAAGATGTACGCAGGCATACGAGGTTTTTGTAAGATGTGCCACCAGCTACATCTATCTCGACATTCTGCAATGAACCTTGAATCTGTCCCATTTTTGTCTATTTTTGAATTATTGTGTTATTAATCGTTAAAATTTTTCTTGCTATATAGTTTTGTCCATCATTCACAGCCAAATATCTTGATGAAGTTCTTGCCTTCGCAAATATTTGAAAATCAGCATCACCAATGTCTTTAATTCCAGAAGTAGGTATTAACAAAGTTAATATTTGATTGGCAATATCATCCACAATGCTATTATCCCTTATCATGTATTGTTCACTAAAAATGTCAATAACTACATCAGCATCAGTCACAAATTGCTGATTGTTATTATTTGCATTCTCAGTTATATCACCAATAATCACATAATTGTCTGGTACAGTTTGAAATGTATCATTACCATAAACAGGAACATTTACCCCATTATAGGATATGTTGTCATTTAGTATAGACAAATATTGTGTTCTTATGTTATTGCTACAATCTTTCATTTTTTTTAAAAATCCTCTGCAAATTATTCACTAAGATAATGAAATAACTTTTAACTGTAGGATAAAAGTATGGTCTTGGCCTCATAAATCCCCTTCCATTTACATAATATTGTCTTGCCAAATCTTGCCATTCTTTCTCTTTACCAGGGTAATTTGGGAAGTACCTACCAGTTCCAAACTCAATATATGCAGGCATATTATCGTCAGCTTTGCCTGAAATCAATTGATAATTTAAAGGAGCTATTTTTTTATCCCTTATGCTTGCCCTAATATCAGAATAAACTTGTGTTTGTCCTTTTATATCAGGATTACCATTAGGAAAAATAGATTTAGCCGTTGTTGCCATTTGAGTAAAAGATGCTGCCATTTCAGAATCAGCTAAATGCACCAAATCTTTTGATTTGTGCTTTAACTTAGCAAGTGTTTCATCAATGCCTTTTATCTTTAATACCAATGGGCCTTTAGCCATTAAATAACTATTTTCTTATACTGATGGTAATTAAGACCTTCCCAATTAGGATATTCTTTAAGCATACCTTCTTTTGCAGCACCTTGGAACTGCTTACCCCTATTCTCGTAACTCCATGCTACAAGAGTCAAAATATCTGTTACCAAATCCTCTGGAACTACTCCATAACCAGCTTGGTAAGTTACTTTGTAAAATCCTTGCGAGTAAATCCAAATCTTGCCTCCGATCACCTCGTACTCTACATTTTTTGTCAATGTATCGTAGGTGTTCATGCCAGTTTTTATTTTAAGTTCATCTACGCAAAGCAATGGCCCATAAGGTAAGTCTATCATCCATACCTCTGGTACAACTCCCGTGCATTGAAAATCTACCCTGTATTGCCTATTTACAAGGCTTAGTCCGGTAAGTTTCTCAATGTGTACTCTCGCAGAGTTTATCAAATCTTTTATCAGAACATCGTCAGATGTATAATTGGTAATTCTAAGCCAATTCTTAGCATCAGTCAAGCTTACAGGCTCAACCACACCATTTGATACAACCGTTATGCCATTAAAATATATCGCCATCTTTATCTATATTGATTGACCTTTTCTCTGATCCAAGGTTCAAGTTCATCAAGTTTTTTTCTTGGGTCGTGTTCTTTTGCTCTTTCTTTTGCTTTTCGACTACACTCTCTATATTTCTTTTCATCATCCAAGTCGCTAATCGCTTTAACCCAAGCCTTAATATCATCTCGTTTCTTAACATAAATACCAGCTTTTCCGCAGTTCTCTAAAAGACCTGGTGTGTCAGTAGAAATAACCGGAATACCACTACTCATCGCTTCCGTTGCCGTTATCCCCCAGCTCTCGTACTCACTTGGCATCAAAAGAATGCGAGTCATAGCATAATAATCTTTAATATTTACGCTCTTCTCAACAATCTTCACATTTGGCAACTTAGGTATAATTTGCTCATCGTAAGAGCCCATGACACCTAAGAACTTTTTATTTGGCATCGCTCTCGCAATCTGCTCAAATATCTCTCCACCCTTATTCTTGTTCAAATTAATTAAAGTAATATACTCACTTTTATTCGGGTCATTCTTCAAGTCAAAAAAACGATAGTCGGTAGGGGGAGGCAATATAAAGTTACTAAAATTATAATTAAGTAGGTCTTTTAGCCAAAAAGAATTATAGATGATGTGCTGTTCCTTCTCAGCCATTATTATCTCTGGGTATGGGTGGCTATTGTGAATAAGATGAAAAACAGGCTTTTTGTACATTTTTGCCGTGTGTATTGTCCATCTTGTATAGTCCAAATGGGTAAATACCCCATCGCACCACCTCATCAACCCGTCTATTACATTAGGATTAGGTGGAAACACATCCACCTCATCAAAAGTATAATTATTGGTAATCCGTACATAATTGGCTTGGTGAAGCAAAACTCGCACATTATGGCCTTTGCTTATCAAATGTTTGGCTATTCCATGAATCATGGTCTCAGCTCCGCAAAGGTGGCGAGGTGGGTATAGGTGTACGCTTAGTAGAAAGTTCATAATAGTTTATTTGCAGATGCGTTAAAAATATCAGTATAGTCAGCAAAGTGACTCCATAAAGTGCTTTGGTGTGGCTTTTGCCACGCGATCATTGGACTTATGATAAAAGTCTTTCCGTTAGGGTGTATCCATGTTTTTAGCCAATCATCGAACATAATGCTCGTATCCTCATATCTATCGGCTATTTCCTTTGGATTTCTATACATGACAGCATGGGTTGTCCATGCTCCAAAGGTCTTAAATAAATTCTCGCTATAACGCTCAATAGGAGCCACAAGGTTGGCCCCTAAGTAACACAAGTCCCAATCATCAGGCAATTGTGTCAAAGCCTTGTAAAAGGGGCTAAAATCCTTTATAACCACATCATCCTCAAATAGCAACAATGTGCCATCCGTCTCACTAAGTATTTTCCTCATGGATTTGTTAAAGCTAACCTTTGGGTTGTCATCATGCTCGGC